CCCTACTTGCCGCCGGATTTCTTCAGCGTGCGGGCGGTAGCCGTTCGCATCGAGTTCGGCGGCGGATTTCAACGCGATTACCCCGTTGTAGTCGCTCACGTCGTGGCAGTAGCCGATGACGGTATTACCGGCGACGACGGTAGTCCCGCCGAAGTGCACTGCCGAGTCGATGCCCTGGTATTCGGCGACGCGGGAAAACAGTGCGAGCGCTTCGCTGTAATCGCGTGCGATGTTGATAGTTGGTTGTCCGGGGATGGTGCAGATTGTTTTCATGCTGTCGAATCTAGCGGGTACCTAGTGTGGAATCAACCTAGACCAGTGTGACTAGCGTCACGTTGACGTTAGGTGTACGTTGCCGTACCTTGAACATCGTCAACGTCACTCGATGAAAGTAGGAAACATGTTCGCTGTCGGTACCCGTGTCATCGACGCTACGACCTACCGTGTTTATGGTTCGGAGTGGGTCGGCACGGTTGTCTCTAGGCCGGTACAGGTGTCACGGTTCGCACCCCATCTTCTTCAGGTCGATGTTGAATGGGATGCAGAGTCGTGGTCGGATTTCCGTGAGCGTGAGACGGTTTACGTTGATGACCTTATCGTGGTTGCTTGACGTTAGGTGCGCTAGTCGGCTTATCGGTTACCGGGCTAGCCCGGTATCCGGTATGTCAACTAGAAACAATCGAAAGGGTATGACAATGGCAGGATTGACAGTGCGGCAAGCGTTGGCAGCAGAGTTCGGCAGCGACGACGGCAAACACGGTTGGCGTAAAATGATTGACCACGTTGCGGAAGTGCAGAACACTTACCGCACGGGTTACCAGGATCGTCTGGTGTTCTCGACTGGCCTAGTCGGTGACCGCGATCGACACGGCTACGACGACCCTATGAGCGTGTCTAATTTCCGACGGCTGTCTGATGACTGGAAAGACTACGATATCCACACGGATACGTGGTCTAACATCGACTCGATTGGGTTAGGACTCGATGACCCTGCCCCTGATGATCTAGTGGACGTTATCAGCGCGCTTATGGATTATCCGGTACTCGATGATTCTCTACATTCAGAGGTAGAGATGCAGATGATTGACGAGCACTGGCAGTTGTATGGGCGTTACGACGCCCAGGTTGCGCTGTCTAAGGCTCTGGGCGTCGATGACCTAACCGACCATGCGCTGTCGGTACTCGATGAGTTGACGTTCTCCGGCGGTAACTACGGCATCATCGACAACTATCCGACTTTCATCGACGTTAGCGCAGTCGAGTTTCACACTGACGACGTGGTTGCTTGGATTGTGGCTAATGCCGGTGACACGGTAACCGTGTCACGCTGGAATGATGACCCTTACGTCATCGACTTAACTCTAGATGCCCTAGTCGCGTCCTAGCGGGTTTGTCGGCGCCGGGGGTAGTCAACCTACCCCCGACGTCGGTATGTCCGTTAGAAAGCAACTGAGAGGGTACTAATGACACGCGATGATGACAACCTACGGCAGCAGTGTGAACACGTTGCGGACACGGTGCGGCGGTATGCCGCATTGATCGAGTCCGGCGAGTACGGTGGTGAGTGGGCGATATATGCGCCACGGGAAGATGAGCCTACCGATAGGCTAGTTTCTAGTGTCGGCGATATCGTGGCACTGTCTGAGGATGACGCGATAGAACGGGCTAGGGACTACTACAACCTACCCGCTGATATGGATATCTACGCTGAGCTAGTCGATGAGTTTTATGAACCGTGCCTACCCGACGGTCTCGGCGATATCTCCGACTATCCGCTAGAGATAGTCGATGAACGTGGGCGAGAGTATGCCGTGGTCATCTGTACCGGCGGACCTCACATTGAGGTAGTCGCGGATGGCGGCAACCGTGCCCGAATCGAAGGGTATTGGTGGGGTAGTCGGTGCACGTTGACGGGTGACTATTTCGACGTGTTTCTCGATTGGTTCATTGAGCGGGATTAGCGCTTGTCGGGGGGTTGAAACGTCACAGTACAAAACACACACCAGGGAAAGGTTTCATTGATGAAGTATTGGGAATGGACACGCCAAGGCTACCGGTATCAGGCGATACAAGAGTCTGATAACCGTATTCGGCTATGGTTTCTGATGCCGGATGAAACTGTGTGGGAGATTGGGCACAGCATCGACCATGGTTCGATGCCGGCCAAGGATGCCGCCGGCATCATGCGAAAGTTTCTGATGGGCGATATCGACGTGGCAGAGTATCGTAAAGCTTTCGTTTGAGGGTTGACAGTAGGTGGTGTGCCCTGTATCATGGATTGTCTGATGAAAGGTTTGGTTTGATGCAGCGTAGTTATCGCGGTGTGAGTATCGACAGAGTAGCCGGCAGCGGATACTACCGGGCTATGCCGGATTGTGACAGCGGACATGGTTGTCACTACGTAACAGTTATGGCAGATACGGTTCACGATATTAGGCGTGCTATTGCAGATGTTATGAATCACGGTTGCGCTCACGCGGGATGGTAGAAAGGTTTGAGTTGAAAGACACGGAGACAATCGACATTAACTTTATGTTCGCTACCGCCCAGCAGTTACGTGATGCTGAGCGTAAGCAACAAAGGCTTGAAGATGCCGGGTAGTTCGTTGGTTGGGCATTCCGCTAATCGTATGATCTACAGAAAGGTTTGAGACAATGAGTGAACACAACAAAGGTTTGGAACAGTGTCCAGGTTGTGAAACATCACCGGCTTATGTTCGTAAGCTTGACGACCCTTGGGACATTCACTATGTGTGCCCATCCTGTAGTTACTGCTACTCGCATGGGCACTAACAAAGGTTTGAAACCAGGCAAGGCTAGCCCCGAGCAGTTGAAAGCAAGGCTTGAACGCCGGCGTTCCAATGCTGCCGGTGTTCACCTTAACAAAGGTTTGAGAGACGCCCAGGATTGGCGTAGCGATGTTGACGATGAATTAGAAGAAAGGTTTGAGGTCGGAGGTTTGATAGGTATGGATGTTTACGTCATGGATGTTGAGGTAGACGCCGGCAACGGCGACTACGTGGGCGCAACACACGTGTATTCAAGTCTTGAAGCTGCGCTGCATGGTCTTGATGACTGGTTGATGGACATGATGATCTTTGCGCAGGAAGCGCACTACGACGAGTCAAGTTTAGTTGATGCTGCCGGCGAGGTTTCGTTTGTCGGTAACGATCTGCTGGTTTCTAATGGGCCTTGGCATGGGGCTGACTTGACATGGGGTATTAACAGGCATCAGGTACGGGAGGTTTGATTGTGTTGCACGTTTATGTGGCAGGGATCGAGCTAGAGACACCTGGGTTTACCGGTGGTTACTGCGCTGTGAATTACACAGCGGAGGGCGCAGAGCAGGAAGTTTTGGACTGGTACGGGCGGATCTGCAAAACCGTCCCTGATTCGTTCGACATGCTTGATTACGACGACGATGTTGCTTCGTTTTATTGCTGGCGTATGCCTGTTAATGGTCAACCACAGGAGGTTTGATTGTGGATACCTTGGAATCGTGGTTTGAGTTTGAGCTTTGCGAACACTGCGGCCTTGACGCGCCAGACCACACGTTAGGGACAGATGCGCTTGGTCTGCCACACGTGTACTGCAATCAGGAGGTTTGACAGTTTGCTGCATGGACAACTCAGGTTCGGCTACGAGCCCGACGACTGGGATCTCATCAAACTGTCCTGGTCACTCATCGACTTCGACCCTTACGAGCCCGAATGGGAAGGTTTGGTATGACAGCAGCAGAAATCCTTCAAGCTATCCAATCAGCAATCCAAGGAGGTTTGGCCGCTACCCGCGACAACCAAGACCCTTTCGCTAGAGGCATGGCCGCAGCATACGAAATCATGCAAGACACAACCGCCAGGTACCAGAAAATCGTGAACAAATGACCCGGTACAGGATCGGGGACACAGTAGTAGACCCCAGCTACCTACCCCACCACCACATCAAAGGTTTGGTCACAGCTATCGCACACGGCATGATACGTGTGCATTGGCATCTGTCAGATGAATACGAATGGGTGCCGGCCACAGACATAACAAAGGCTTGAACTTGACTGAAGGTTCCATAACACGTATTATGAAAGGGTAAAAACAACAACATACCAGGGGGAAATCATGGAAGATAACATGAACGAGAAACCACCAGAACTATCCATTGCGGTAATAGAAGCTTTGAAAGCGCAAGGCTACACGCAGTCAGATATAGCCCGCATGTTCGGCATCACCAGGCAGGCGGTGTCTTGGCACAAACGCACCTACAACGGTTCGCTCACAGTGCGGGAAGAAGCCATGAAGCACTACCCGTGGAAAGTCAAAGGTGAGCAGTGCTACACGTCCCCGTACCGGTTGTCCCGTGACCATCTCGAATACATGGCTACCGCCGGCAAAGGTATGAGCGCCCGCAAGCTGGCCGCGCTGCGAACGTTCTACACCAAGATCCAGCAAGGTTTCGTGCTGGAACACGACCCGAACCTGCCCCCAGAACCGGGGTTTTGCAACAAAGGAGGTTTCGCTTGGAGGAAACACAGAAGCTCGGACGGGGATCTCATCATCAGGGTCAACGAGCACACACAGTTGACCGACCAGGGCCGCAGGCTGTGGAAGCTGCCGCCCCGGCTGCCCTGACTTGTTTGTCAGAGCAACATGTTTCACTCTCTCCCCCTGCACAGAGCGGAGAAGTGGAAGAACACATGAAACTGGAAGAAGGTTTGAGCTATGCCAACCCGCATTGGATCTTCGCCGGCGAACGAAACCACGGCGAAGGCTTCATCTACCGGAGTGTCCTCGTCGCGGACGACGACCCCGAATACCTGGCCGTGAAACAAAGGTTTGAAGGGTTCACTGTGACACACACAGAAGTCATCGAGGATGAGCAGATGATGTTCGGTCACGGCGAACTGACCATTTTTGGGAAGGTTTGAGATGCACAGGTCGGTGTCCCAACTTAAGTTGTACCAGAGATGCCCTCACGCCTTCTATCTGTCCAGGGTGGTGAAGGTTTGGTCAAGGCCGGCTGCTTGGTTAGCCCAAGGATCCGCTGTCCATGAGGCTGCTGAAGCCTACGAGCGATCCGGGCGAACCATGACCCTCGAAACGATGCAGGATGTGTTCAGGGAGTCCTACAGCCGCCACATCGAGCAGGCTTGCGAGGTCACACCGAACTTCGAGTTTTGGTTCAAGTCCGGCCCTTACGGCGGTGAACTTGACATTGAGAGACGTTACTCAATTGGTTTGGATCAGTGTGAGAAATACATACGCTGGTATGAGAATCATCCGAAGGAAGTGATTTGGGTTGCCCCGGACGGCACACCAGGCATCGAACTAGGCTTCGACATAGACCTCGACGGTGTTCAGGTTCGGGGGTTCATTGATGCGGTGATCGACACTCCGGAAGGTTTGGTTGTTAGGGACAACAAGACCGGTAACAGTCCTGGTGACGATTTCCAGTTAGGTGTGTACGGGGTGGCGTTGGCTGAAAGCTTCGGTATCGCACCGCCCACGGTGGGCGATTTTTGGATGGGGAAGTCGGGGAAACCCACGGTGCCGTACAGGATCGGGGAGTGGACTCGGGAACGTGTGTCGGAGGCTTTCGGAAGGCTTGAGGAAAACATTCAAGCCGAAAGGTTTGACCCCGACCCGGACCCGAAGAAGTGCGCTTTCTGTGATGTGAACTGGGCTTGCAGATACGCAACTTGACATTAGGAGAACAGTGTTCACCCTCAACCAATCACTACACGTCAAAGGGAACTCAGGTGACCCCCTGCCCGCAGTGTGGAAAACACTTGAACAGAAAGGAACGAACTTCCTACGAGGACAGTTGGCGTTGATTTGCGCTGGCCCCGGCGTCGGCAAATCCGCGCTCATCCTCACCTACGCACTCAAAGCCAAAATACCCACCCTGTATTTGTCAGCGGACTCCGACGCTTTCACCCAACTATCCAGAACCCTGTCCATCCTCACCGGGAAACCGCTATCCGAAACAACGAACATGGTTCGCGCAGGCAACATCGGGGACCACGGTAAAAAGTTCGACGGCATACCCATCAGGTTCGTCTATGACGCATCACCTGACCTGGGGAGGATCAAAGAGGTTCTGAAATCGTATTGGGAACTCCAAGGCGACTACCCGGCTTTGTTGATCGTGGACAACATCACCAATGTTCGTACCGGCGGGCAGGAGAACGATGAGAACCCGTTCGCCGGCCTGGAATCGTTGATGGATTTCCTGCACGACAAAGCCCGCAAAACAGGATCATGCGTAGTCGGTCTACACCATGTCACGGGTAAGTACAACGATGCCGAAGGCCATGTGCCGCTCTCTGGTGTGAAGGGCCAGTTGGCGCGTGTGCCGGAAATGGTGTTGACGCTTCATAAAGTGAACGAACCGTTGGGGCCGGCTTCCCTAAGGATTTCCACTGTGAAGAACCGGGCGGGTAAGGCTGATCCTTCTGGTTTTGATTATGTGGCGTTGGACTTTTGGGGTGACACTATGACCATTAAGGATAGATCGTGAACTTGGATGTTTTGTTGACTGTTGCTTTGTTCATTTGGTTGGCGAATGTGTTGTTGATTGCTTGGGTGGTGTCTAGGTGACGACGGCTAGGCGCAGGCCAAGTAATCGTTCCCAGGATCGACGGCACAAACGGAAGAACTGCATTGATTGTGTTGATGAAGGGATCACGACTGGTAGGAAAGCGCCGCACCCAGGCCCACGGTGCGCCACACACCACAGGGCCAAAAGGAGAAAGTCTGCGTCATCAACGCAGGAGCAACGCTGGAAAGCCACCTACGGCATCACAGCGGACGAATACTGGACCATGTACCGGTATCAGCTTGGGAAGTGTTTCATCTGTGAGCGTGCCACAGGTGCCCGTAAACGGTTGTCGGTGGATCACTGCCACAAAACCGGTTTGGTTCGGGGTTTGTTGTGCCACCCGTGTAACTCACGGGTTTTGGGTCACGCCAGGGATGAGATTGCGTTCTTTGAGCGGTGTATCGACTATTTGACTGAGCCGCCGGCGGTTCGTGTTATTGGTGAGCGGGTCACACCCGACATGCTAACTGGACATTAGGAGCTACCCTGTTGATAGATGAGTGGATTGCTGTGGGGGTATCGAAAGGGTATTGCGGGCCTGTTGTGTGTTCAACACACGACGGTATCCCCACAACTTTCGATGAAGATGAGTCTTTCGATACGGGTGAAGATCACTGCATACCAGTGGTTCGCATCTACGCAAACGCCCAAGAGAAGGAAGAAGTCGAATCCAATCACACACCCTCTGTGTGGAGGCAGCGTTGAAAATTGGGAGCCTTTGCACAGGGTACGGCGGTTTGGATTTAGCGGTAAAAAACACACTAGGCGGTGAATTGATTTGGTACGCGGAAAACGATAAATACCCGGCGAAACTATTAGCACACCGTTTTCCAGAGACACCTAATTTGGGTGACATAACTGAACTTGATTGGGCTCAAGTTGAACCCGTCGATGTTTTAACAGGTGGGTATCCTTGCCAGCCTTTCAGTAGAGCAGGTAAACGTGAAGGGGAGAAAGATCAGCGTCATCTCTGGCCGCACATTCGTCAAGCCATTCGCATACTTCGACCACGATACTCGATCTTTGAGAATGTGGGGGGCCACAGGTCTTTGGGGTTCGCAACAGTTTTGCGGGACTGTGCCGAAGACGGGCTCGATGTCCGGTGGTGTTCTGTGCGAGCTTCCGACGTTGGCGCACCACACCAGCGAGAAAGAC